TTTCATGCTTTGCTGGCGGTACGGTTCAAAATAACGTGTTTGTCAGCTTCTCGCTGGCCACAGCAGGTAGGTACGTTTCCCAGATTAACTACGCAACGGGCGTTACTTTTAGCGGCAATACGCACCTATCGGCAACGCTACGAGCCAACGGAACGACTGGTGCCGTTACATCTACTCAAGCAGTAAACTGCACATTTACCAATGAAACATTCACGGGTGGCCGTGGTTTGTTTGTTGGTGCACAGCGATGCACGTTTAACAACCTGACATACTACGATCACACGATCACCACGACCACGACAGCAACCAACGGCATGTACGGGCTGGACTTTACGACGGGTTGCTCTGGCAATACGGTTAACGGCTATTCGCTTCCGCTACCAAACAATGGGCCATATAACGGGCTTGTATCTGTCTCAGCTTGTTATGACACACTGGTCAAAAACATCGGAACCAGCACAGTCGCACCGCTGGTTATGACCAACACCGTCACCAACGTGGGTGTGAACGGCGCAGGTAACAACGACGGCGTGACCATCAAGCGCGTGTTCTTAAGCGGCACTCGCGGTGGGCCATACCAGTTCGTCAACTCTGACACCAACATCTTGATTGAAAACGTGATGGGCGACTATGCCGACACGAGCGTTATGGCTGGATTGAATGCGACGATGAAGAACGTTGGTATTACTTCAGCTACCACCGGGCAGGTATCGGTGTATGGTACGCACTGGATCACGCGATTCACGTCTACGACCGCAGGTTTTGCCGAGGTTATTTGTAACGAACCAACAACATCAAGCGCTGCGCAGTGTTCGGCTACTGGTGGATCACCGCAGTTCAATTCAAGTGGTTCGGTTTTGCTTACAAAAGTAGGCGACCAAGTTATTTGGGAAATGCCATACTTTACAATTGGATACACATCGTTTACGAACATCGCCCCGACCATCACGGGTACCAACGTTACCTTCGGTACTCGCTGGGGTAACCACGATATTGAGTTCCAAGTTGATACTGGTTCTGGTTACGGCGGTACATGGTTAAACCTAACTGCAACTAACCTGATAGCCCAGACGTTTAACAGTACAACGGGGTTTAAGCTAAAGATTCGAGCTACCTGTGCGATAGCCTCAGCAACCAACGTTATTACAAACATGCGCGTTGCGCTTACGACGACGAGCACCGACCAGTCAACTCAGCTATACCCGTTAACGGTTGTTACGCTGACGCTAACCGGGTTAGTATTAAATAGTGATGTTGTTGTTAGAGGGGCAGGAACCTCTACGATTCTAGCGAGTGTAGATTCAAACGTTAGTTCAACTTGGGACTACGTGTATCAGACCCCGGTGGCCGTTGATATTGACGTTATTAAACCTGGCTATGTACCGTTCCCTCTTGTGCGAAACTTTACTCTACCAAGCACAAATTCTTCCCTACCTGTGTCGCAGCAGGTTGACCGTAACTATATATAATAAGGAAATTATATGGCAAAAATCACCTCCAAAGCCCTACTAAACGTAGGGACCGAACTAACCATTGACGAACCCAGTCGCACGTTTACGCTGAACGTAGCTGGAAACCTCGTCGCCAAGGATGGCGTCACAATTCAGGCGCTCTACTCTAAGTTCTCCGACCTCTGGGCTGTAGCCGGATACCAAGACTCCCCGTTCCCACTGAATGCGCTTGATGCGTTGTCAGGTCAGTATTACTTCGGCGTTGACGCTGGTGGTAACTACAACGGCTGGAAACCAGCAAATGACACCACTCGTCAGATGTTGCGTGATGGTGGTTGGCGCGAATACTCTAGCGCAGGCGTACTGAACCGCGAGTACGTGGGTATTGTGGGTCTGGGTTCAGTTTCTGCAGGTTCTCAACTCTACTACCAAAAAGTAGATGGCGGTGCAGCGGCAAACTTTACCTTTACTGACCAGTGTAACGAAGGTATCCAGATTTTTGGAGACGCTACCAACGGAAACTTTGATACTCGCACCTACTTCAAGGGCTATGTGCGTGAGTATGCAAAGAAGTACAAAGACTCCATTCTGGCTGATACAGGTAAGACGTCAACCGGCGCGAACGTTGTAAACGTGCTGCTGTCGAACGAGGATGACTTGAAGATTCAGGCCAACGATGCGGCAATGACGGGAGCACCATACAACGGCATTACGGTTGCTTACTACACGGCTAACCAGTCTCGTACTATCGCGGGCGTGTCTCGTAACTTTAAGGTGATCGTGGCTGGTAACGGCGCGACCTTGGAGCAGATTTATACCAAGTTGCAATACCTGTTGCGCCAAGCTACTGACATCAACACGGGCGGTACTGCGGGTGTGAAGACCGGTAAGATTCAGTCGGCGTTGTGTTCGTTCGTTGGCGACACTTTGGTAACTGGTACCTCAGTGTTCATTGATAACATCCAGACCGCTGACTCCAACCGTATTGAGTTCTACGATGACGGTGGCGTAAAGCGTACTAACCCGTACACGGCTGCTGGTGTGATGTCGTTTAACAGCGTTTTGATTGGTGCGGGTTCTAGCTACCGTTTGATGTACTCTGCGCCAGCGGGTGCGGGTAACGACTACGGCGAAGCAGGCGCTATTACAGTCAACAACGCTGCGGGTTCGCCTATCACGGGTACGATTTCTAGCGGTACAATTTCGTTTGACTTTGACTATGACTCCGATACTGCTGGTGGTACAGCGGGTACGGATAAGGCGGTTACGTTGATTGGTATTCGCCCTGGGTTTGGTAAGTTTGCCGTTACCACGGGTGTGTTGTCTCGTTCTAAGGGTATTAGCCTTTCGTTGGTGGGTGAGCAGGACCGAGCATACGCTGCCTAACCTATGGCTATTGTATTTGACCCCGTCAACAAACGTGTTATCTTGGATAGCACGAATGTGACTGCGACTGAACTTTATAGTCGCAGTGTAGACTGGTTGGCGTTGAGCGACAACTCTAAGTATGGGGCAATTTTTAGGCAGGTGGGTGGGGATGATTTGGGTTCTAGTCTATCAATCCCACCTTACTTCTTTCTTCAAAATGGGTGGAGAATTCGACCCATGGAAACCAATCATAACTTGGTTATAACGGGTAACTTATTCGTTGAAGGAGGAGGGGTTCCTGTTGTGAATACGCTAGGTCAATTTCAGATAAACGTAAACTACACAGTTCCAGTTCTAGCCCAAGCCTACACCCCAACAGGGTCTTCAGGTGGCACAGGAGGGACTGGTGCAAGTGCTGCGGATATCTGGAGTTATTCATCCAGAAGTCTTACAACGACACAACCAACTGCCAGTGAAATCGCCAACTCCGTCTGGACCCATACCTTTGTGAGCAAGTTGCTTACGGTGGCTAAGTTCTTAGGCTTAAAATGAACGTATCTAGACTAGGTGATATTTGTACAGGACATAACGCCGAGTCTATATCCGGCGCGTCTACTGTTTTTGTAAATGGAATCCCCGTTAATAGGGTCTTTGATATGTGGCGTGAACATGAGCACCAAGACCCTATACTATTAACTGGCTCGGCTACGGTATTTGCCGAGGGGCTGGGTATTGGTAGGGTGGGTGATTCAATAAGTTGTGGTTCTACGGTTGCTACAGGTTCTAATAATGTGTTTTGTGGAGGTTAATTATTTTGTCTACTGAAGATATTCTAAATTCAATTCGTTCAGGTTCTGGGTTTATAAACCCTATTGCTAATGCCGTTTCAACTACAGTTGGCGCTTTTAACATACCCTCAGTGTCTGAACTCCAGAACGCAGCAACTGCGCAATCTTTGGTAACCGGGTTACCAGTTCCTCCGGCTGGCGAGATCATTGCTGCCCAAGCGGCAATCGTAAACACTATCAACATTATCAACTCGTTGCTAGGACACACGGATCGCGTTTCTGGGGTGGATTTGACGGGTTCTGGTACGTTAGCTACAATTGCCAAGACGATGGGTGCTGCGCGCAAAGCCAATGGCGAAAAGTCTTGCGCTACTGTACTGGGTGCTTTTGGTGCGATTTCCAAGGCTCAGGAGTATGTTGATGACGTCAACGCGGTACTAGAAACAATAAATAGTTTTAAGAACAATGTTGCTGGTGAAATTGCTGGAGTAACTGCGGCGACTGGCGCGTTTATTACTAAAGTTGCCGATCAGATTTTGTCTGATACTAATGCTCTGGTTAATGCCCAGCTTCAGCTCGCAGAGGCTGCGGTTGCGAGTTCAGTTGCTTCACTCGTTCAAGACGAGTGTATGGCTCAGGTAATGAGTTCTGTGATGTCACAAGGGCTCAAGAATGTTGTAAATAAGAGTATAGAAGAACAAGCTCTTAAATTTAGAAAGGCCCGTTACGGGTATTAAGAATGTCGAATATTACACAATTGGTTGAAGATGTTATTGAGTCTAAAACTGACAAGGCCCAGATGAGTTTTGTTGATATGCTAGAGCTCCGCAGGCTTGATCATTATGATATCCCGTTGAACGAGTCTTATCAAATTCTTATTGAAAATCGTATTGAATTTGTCAAGACCAACCTCGGCCCTAAAATTACGTTTGACCACGATACAACGGGTAAAATTAAAGAACCCAATGCGCTTATTGACCACATTGCCGCTAAGGTAGACCCTACGGCTTCTAAGGCGCATACGCAGTGGGTTGGTACTCAGTACGCCAAAGGTAATATTCGTCAGGAAGATTTTCCTCGAGTCAAGAAAGCGCTCAAGGGCTTTGAGTTGGTCAAGAAGAACTTGGTCAACAAAGACATTAACGCATTTAAGACTGTTGCGGATTTGGAAGACCATGTTGCCGTACAGAAACCTCGTACTGAGAGTGATATTAAAGCTAAGAACACTTCCGCTGCAGAAGTTTCTACGGGCTTAGACAAACAATACGAGTCTGAACACGGTACAGGGTTTAAAATTCCTAATACCAAGACTTCTATTGCTATGTATGGTTCAGCCGGTAAGATGGCTCAAACAAACTGGTGTACTGCTGCTAACTCTCATAACAATATGTTCAATAGTTATAAGGGCGGTAAGTACACTTTCCATACACCTGAGAACAATGTTTTGCAGTTTCACCATGATTCTGGTCAAATTATGGATGTCAAGGATCGTCACGTAAACATCACATCAGACCCGCGCTTCGCACCTCACGCCGAGGGTATTAAAGACTTTATCCGTCAAACACACGGTCAAGAAGGATTTACAACAGAGTCGCCCAGTTCTTTGTATAAGAAAACTGGTGTTGGAATGACTAAAGAAGCCATTTCAGATTCGGAGCAAAGAGCTGAGAAAGAGATGACGGGTTCGTATCCTCGTATTAGTAGAGACCATTTAGATTCGTTGTCTATAAATGCACATTCACCCGAGCACTTTGAAAAAGTGCACAACTTTATTAAGTCTCAAGGCTATCAGGGTTCATGGTATGATGACCACGTAAAAGCGCAACACTCACTTACTCAAAACCCAAATACACCTCCACATATTCTCAAAGAGATTCATGATGCTCATACTCAGCATGGCGGTGATGGCGATAAGAACGGTGTACTTAACGGGTTGGCCGGGAATCCTAGCCTACCGCATGAAATTCGTTCTCATTATTCAGAGTATCCAGAGTTTGCTAGTCGCAGGGATTTGACTCCGCACGAAATTGAGAATATTTCTAAAGATACTGTAGCTTCATCGAATTTGGCCAAGAACCATATGGTTCACTTACCATCTGATATTCAGGGGACTATTCTCCGCCACGGTAACGCTACTTCTATCAACCACCTCGCTCATCGCCCAGACGTTGATACCTCAGTTGCCGACGACTTGTTCGTAAACCATGGTTATAACCAACATAATTCAACAACCCACATTGCTAAGAACATGTCTTCGGGCGTTGTTGATTCTAATGTATCTAAGTTTATTCCTGGTGAAGCTAGTTCAGAAATTTACAATCGCGAAGATATTTCTCCTCATACAAAAGAGCGTATGGTAATGGACGGTAAAGTGTCTATCGCAAGTATTAAACCCGAGCACGCAGATGTAGCTGTAAAAGGTGGTGCTTATCGCGATACAACTCTCCTTGGCCTTAAACACCTTAGTAAAGACCATGCTGAGGAAATTGGAAATCGTGTAATAGTCTCCGGTTCTAATCATCACGCACTAGATACAGTTTTTAACCACCCCAAGATGCCCGAGCATGTAAAGACCGCAGCTATCCGTTCTTATTCAAATAGCCGCGCGAATAATGGTTCAGATAAGTTTAAAGAGTTTACCAACATTCAACCACACCATATCGATGCAATTCTTGATTCTGGAAATACTGAATCTATACGTCATGTTCCAGATATGAAAACTGTTCAAAAATCACACTTCGATAAGATGGTTGGTGACAAACAGTTACACGGGGCTATTGTTAATTCTAAGTCAGCACCACCCTCTGTGCTTGCTAAGTTGGCAACAACATCGACTTCAGACTATATTAAATCTAAAATAGCATCTCACAAAAATACTCCTGCTGACGTAAAAGCATCGATTCAATTTGACTCAGACAAAGCGTAAAAATGATTAAACTAAAAAAGACTGGCGATAACTACATCGCTCAACACGAAGTAACTGGCGAACCCATTGCAACGGTTCGTAAAATGGGTAAAAATAACTGGGTTTCTAACTGGCATCCGCACGTACTGGATATGCACCCGCATGCTAAGGATTTGTTGAATTATATTCCAGACGCCGAGACTTCTGATTCGGCTAAAAACCAAATTGAATCATCCTTTGAAGGGTTGAGTCATAAACAACCCCTGCGTTCTGAACTTGAACGCGACTACGACCCGGTCAATAAACACGCAATCCATTTTATTGATAATGAAACGGGTAAGAAGATTTTCTCAATCCATACCCCAAACCCTACGGAATACGCTCGCCATAACAAATATACGCCAGGAACAGTTTACGCTGTGCATCAAGGTACGCAAGAAGGTTTGAATATTGCTAAGAAAGCCATTAGTGCAAGAAGTAGTTACCATTCAAACAACAGCTTTGATATGAGAACAATGCAACGGTTGGCTAAAGAACACTTGAAAACAGTTTCGGGTGATGGGCCAAGGTTTATTGGTCACGAGGGTCAAGAGGGTAAATCAACGCACCACACCTATAAAACTACAATTGAAAATCCAGCCGCTGCTATAAGCGAGTTTATTAAAACTGCTATCCCTAACCATGCTAATATGGAAAACCTTACGCCAGCAGGTAACATCACGCTCCTGAGGTCTAAGGATGGCTCAGATACACATATAATCCACCATTCACCGGGTCTTATTACACATACTCACACTCATAATAGCCCCTACGGTACAGTATCACCGCTTAATAAAGTTTATGAAGAGTGGGCTGGCTTAGATAGAAATCCATCTGACGAAGTAAAAGCCGCAAACGCAAGACTGAGTGATATCTATAAAAAGAAACTGTCTCAGCCGATGTCAGACTACATCAACGATATGGATAAAAATTCACCAAATGACTTTACCAAGATTAAGGAAATCTTGCATAAACAGAATGATGGTTCAGAGGAGAATAAATCCTCTCTAGAACGCGCCAAGAAGTTTATCAAGAAAACTAACTTTAACAGAGCGAATACTTAAGAAAACATCCATTTAAGCAGAGGGTCTTTTGATCCTCCAAACTTGTTTAAATCAAGAATAACGGAACTCTCGAATTCATCGTCAGTTCCGTCGTCCATTAGGCCAAACGGAACCATGTTTTCTTCAATATGCGCCTCAGTTCTCTTGGCCAATATTGACCTGATGTTTACGTTAGTGAGTTCTGAAAATATTGGTTGTTTAGTGAGCCATGCAAACAAGACTAAACAAATAGTCAAGTCATCATTTATAGTTTCATCCTCGGCGGCATAGGATGCCCCCTTCTGAACAAATACTCCAAGTTCTTGGATAATCTCATGCGCATTTACAGCTAATTGATCTTCTTCAATTAAAGATTTTAGTGTAGCGCAACCAATAGATTTTACTTTCTTTGTAGTTCTGACACCAGGATAACCTCGACCCTCGTTTAGTTCATCTCTATAAGTAAAGTAAACGTTCTCGTATTCAAACTCATAAAATAAGTTAGAAGCTACCATTTCACCCAAGTCGTTAATTTCAATTAGAACGTGTGCGTTGTTGTATTGCTTTGCAATCGTGTAAATGAGGTACGGATAAGACTCGGGTGAAATCTGATTGTCTTTAAACGTAGCAACTACTTTATAAGGAAGTTCAGTAATATCGAATACAACCATTGCCGAATAGTCAAGGTGTTGACCTCGTGAAGTATCGACAGTTATCGCATAAACATGTTCTTTTACAGGGGCAAAATAGAAATTCATCTTATCTCGAATCTCTATAGGCGGTATAAAAACAATTTCAGATAACTTAGTTCCAGAAACTAAAGTTTTAGATGACCCCGCAAAGTTTACCTCTACCTCCTGGGCATACCTAACAGGACCAAGGCTTGCTAGTTCCTTCGCAGCCCATGCGTCATCTCGGTTAGGATTTTCTCGCCAATTTGCTTTAATTGGTTTAAAATCATTTACACCATTCTCAGCATCAACCCATATTTTATAAAAATGGTTCAAACCATTGGGTGTCGAAACGATAACCATCTTAGACTCTTTAGATGCCGAGATAGTCGGGAATACGGATGAAATAAAAGCATCGGCAAGTTTTGAACTCAAGAATCCAAATTCATCCAGCATCAAAAAATTTATACTCATCCCTCGTACGGCAGAAGGTGATGTCGCTGCGCAGAAGCACGTAGAACCGTTATCCATCTTTAAAGACGTCTCGTTCCACTTAACAATACCCTTTTGAAGCCAGAGGGGTAGGTTTTCAATAATAAACTTAACTCTAGAGAAAATCTCTTGAGCGATAATTTGCTTGTTCGCTAAAATAGCTGCTCGTTTATTATCATTGAATAGAATGTACCAAGCAATATATCCACCAACCACGGTTGACTTGCCTAACTGGCGACCCATCAACCCAACGGTCAACCGGTTCTCGTGCATCGATTTAATAAATCTTTTTTGATACGAGAACGGAATAAAGTTGACTACGCCCGCATCCAATGAAACGATCTTCGCATAGTTCTCTAGAAAATATACTGGGTCGCTCGCGCACTTTTTATATTCTTCAATATGAAAAATGCTAAATTCTGTTACTGCCCCTGCAGCTTTTAGGGATTGATTATTCTTGTAGAATTTTTCCTGAGTTGACATAATATAGTTGAGTAAAACAACTATTTAACGCACCAAAAGAAAAACCCGGCATAACCGGGCTTCTCTTAATCAACGTCTAAACTCTAGGCTTAATCATCCAACAAAGATGCAAAGTACGCAGCGTCTTCATCGTCATCCGCAGCACTCGCTACAGGCATAGGAGGTGCTTTGGGTGTGGGCTTAGGGGTAGCCTTGGGCGCAGGCTTTTCTTCCTTGGCCAACTCAGCGAGCTCATCCAACTCATCATCCTCGACCTTCTTAGCCTTAGCAGCAGCTTTAGGTGCTTCTTGGCCCATGACCCAGAGGAATTTCTTCTTCAGTTCGTCATAGCTCTTAAAGCGATCAGCGGCAACTTCCAGCGACAAGTCATAGCACTGAGCCAATATTTCTTTGATACGATCTTCATCACCGCCGCACATTACTTTCTGCGAAGAGAACTTAGACGCATCGTAGTTGGGGAACCCGGCAACCACGGATTGTTTGATCAAGAAGTCTGCACCAGTGTATGGGTCAAACGCATTGATCGGGTTAGCTGGCTCATCATCAAGACCATCCTCGGCGACGTC